ACCCTCACTAAAACTATTGTAATTAAAAGTATCTCTAAATCTACTTTTTATTGTTTCGTTAAATTCTTCATCTAAATTAAAGTTAACATAGAAATCCATAGATTGCAAATGTTGATTAATCAACTGGTTCATAATAGGCAAATACTTCTTAATGATTTGTGCTTTAGCACCTTTGTCATTTAGTATTTCTCTTAATACATCCACATACTTTTTTTGTTCTTGTACTTTGTTTAGTTCTTCTTCAGCTTCTTTTAATTGTACTGACATATTAACTAAATCTTCTTTGATACTTTCAATATCATTGTTTTGTGCCATTGAAATATCACGGTGTATCTGGTCACTATTTTTCTTTATGTTTTCCAGACTTGTATGAATCTTGGCTATGTCCACATTCATCTCTTGTATCTTGTTCGTTATCCGGCCAAACTGCGTTACTTTCTCCTCTTGTTTGGAAAGTTCTTCTACGAGCTCTCGCAAGCCGCCTGATAGTTTCGAAATGGTTTGGTGTTCGTGGTTGCATTTTTGTTCCTTAAAATCTGCATTTATGGGTTGTGTACAAGTAGGACAATTATCATTCTGTTCAAAAAATTCTAATGTCTTTTTGTGTGATGATAGATTTGTTTCTATCTTAGCTTCTAATTTTTGTAGTTGATTGTACTTCATATCAACTTTTAGTTTGTCTTTTACCTTTTCTTTTGATACTGCTATTGATTCATTGAGTTCTTGTATTTTTTGTTCATAATCAAGTGAATCTTGTGTGTTTTTATCTAACAATTTTTGCTTGTGCGCCTGGATGTCTGTTCCTTGGTCTTCCAAAGACTTTAAGTGTTTTGCTTCAGTTTCATACTTGGTCTTTATTAACTCACATTGGTGCCTCACCTCCGTAAGACTTTTTTGTAAATCACTCTGTTGGGAACGCAAAATCAAGTCCATTAAGCCAAAAACTCTTATGTCCAAAATTTCTTCAACAACTTCTCGTCTATATCTTGGTTTCATCTTCATAAACGGTTCGTAAGATGAGGAACCTAAAATAACGACCTGAATAAATGACCTGTAATTCAGTTTCATTATATTTTGTTCTAGGTATTTTTGATAATCTATATTACTTGCGTCTTGGTTTATAAGTTTATCATTTTGATATATTTCAAATAGATTTGGTTTAATGCCTCGTCTAATCATATATTGATTTGTACCAACTTCAAACTCTACTTCAACAAGTGTATCACCATTATTAATAGTATTAACCATTTGGTCTTTCTTAATAATTCTAAATGGTTTATTAAACAAAGCATAACACAATGCGTCAAGTAAAGTAGATTTACCACTACCATTACTGCCAACGATTAATGTTGTAGGAGTTTTATCTAGTTCTACCTCAATTGGTACATTACCTGTAGATAGAAAGTTCTTATATCTTATTTTCTTAAATGTAATCATTCACTAGCTTCACCATATAATTCTCTTGCAAACTGTTTTAATTTTTGTTTATCTAATTCACCAGTATCAGCCTGGTCAATGTAGTTGTTTAAGAAAGTTTGTGTATCTTCACCTGCGTCCAATATATCACTTCTTACTGTAGAAGAAACATCAATCGGGTCTTCTATAATCTGTAATTCGTGTACACTAATTGTATTATAAATTCTCTCTATAAGTTGATTATACATATCTTCATCTGTTTTATTAACAATGAATAGTTTTACATAGGTATTATCAAACTCTGTTAAGTCGTATTGTGAATAGTTTTGTTCTTTATCATTATAGTATATCTTTTTATACATACGATAAGGATTAGATATTCTTTCTAGTTCTCTTGTTTCTGTATCGAATATATGAAAACCTTTAGGACATTGATAGTCTGACCATGTAATTTCGTATTGTGTGCCTAGATAATAGATACGACCATCATCTGACTTCTTATGAAAATGGCCTGATATTACTTTTTCAAATTTTGTGAATTGTGATTTTTCTTGTCCATGGTCATTGTAAACGCCTTTGTGCATTTCAAAGCCCTTAATTTCAAGGTGACCCATGCAAATAGTCGAAGTGGTATTGTCAATAGCATGTACACTATCATCCAAGTTGTCATCACAAATCCAAGGAAGAAACAATATATCAATAACCCCAAGGTTAACAGTAGTTGCTCGGGTATAGATTTTAGCATTTTTAGAAATATTAAGATTCTGTAAAGCATTTACTTCGTTTGTGTTTTTGTAATAAGTATCATGGTTTCCTATAATAATATGAGTATCAATAACCATATCATCTAGTTTGTCCCAAAAAACTTTTTTAAAGTTATGAGCTGTATTATGGTTTATAAACTTTCGTCTGTCAACAACATCACCTAAATGTACCAATGTTCCAATGTTATGTTCTTTCAAGTATGGAAAGAAAATGTTATTGTAAAACTTATTTTGGTATTCTATAAAGGCAGGTGAGTCATTACGGCATCCGAAATGTGTGTCATTCAGTAACGCTATCTTCATTAATAAAATATTCCAAGGTTGATTGTGATTTTTTAGTAGTCTTTTTCTTTTTTTCTTTTTTAGCTGGTTCGTCAATTATTGTATTCTTTTGTAAGAATTCAGTAAATTGATTTTTAAAATCCCTATCTTCTCCTGGTTGCAAACTCATATCATCATAATTATGTTCCATTATTAGTTTTTGTTTAATGGTTACTTGTTTTTTCTCTTTTTGTATTCTTCTAATAAATGCGTAATAAATGTTTTGTGTAAAGTAAGCAAAAGGATTGTTAGATTTCTCTGGATTAAAGTTATCCAAATACTGTAAACAATTCTCTATACCATCACTAATCATATCATCTCTAAATGTATAGTTAATAAAATTAGGTCTATACGATAAGTGATTCGCTATCTTTAAGAAACAACTACCAATGTAATCTGTAACAGGAGGCCTATCTAATTTCTTTTTTTCAGCATGTTGTACTGCCTTTTTGAATTCAATCATGGCAGCCAAAAACTCCTTATTATTTACATAATGTTCTTTTTGTGTTTTTGTTTTTTTAGTCATAGTAGTCATTATACATTATCCTCACAAATAGTCAAGCCTAGGTTGACATAATTATTTTTAATTAAATGGCCGAACCACGCTTGACATGGTAAAAAAATCGTATATAATAAGCGGTGTTCCGGTTCAAAGAGATAAACTCCTAAGCCATTACTTACAGATACTTTGTTTTTAATTTTAATGGACGGTTGGGTCTTCTTCAAACTCATCAAATATTTCATTAAGTCTTCTATCATCTTCATCACTCACTCTTTCTTGTTCATAGTTGGGCACCTTTAATCTATCTGGTACTTTATCAACAACATTATAATCTCTAATAATATTTACATATGACGATTGCATTTCACCAGTTGCGTTGGTGATTGTCATAATCTTTTCTTTTGGAATAGTAATAACATGGTCACTCGTATAAGCTGTCCACTTTACTAATGCCACATAATCTTTAAATCCCTGAGGTGTTAACTGAGGAATGTATTTAATTTGAAACGGTTTTGTTATTCTTAATAATGCGTGGTCCTCTGGTAATTGGTCAGACGGAAAGGCACAGACAATATCATCACCGTTAACTAGTTTAACTATTTTAATATTTGTCATTTGTTTAACTCCACATTATGGATTTCATAATCAAATTCTTCTTCATTGTATATATTTATCCTTTCTCTAAAGTGAGATAATGTATAATTCTCTTTCTCTTTGTATGTTAAATCATCAGCAATATCATATAAGGTTGCCGTTGAGTTATCATCTTTTAATCTTAAACCTCTACCAATACTTTGTAAATTTCTTATCCGTGATTTACTAGGAGAACAAAACACAATATTGTGTAAATTACGAATATTGATACCGGTACTAAAGGTTCCGTAGCTTGCCACGATAACAGCATTGTCACTCTTTTCCGTAACCTCTCTAATCTTTTCTCTATCATCTGCTTCTACACCTCCATGAACATAAAATACTTTTTTATCCTCTGCCTTTTTTGTTATATCTGCATATAATCCGGCACCGTGTTTTTCTACATATTGAAATAAACATAATGTATTACCTTGTAGTTTAGAGGCCAAGTTAACTATAAACTTATTTCTCTTTTCATGTTTTACTAAGAAATCCATTTCCTCTTGGTAGTTTAAGCCACTTAACATTTGCCTACTACCACTATCATA